GGTTGTATTAGTACCAGAAGAATTAGAGTAATCCCCACTTGCTATTGTACCACTACCAGATGCGTTAGATGTATTACCACTTGCGGTTGTATTAGTACCAGAAGAATTAGAGTAATCCCCACTCGCTATTGTACCACTACCAGATGCGTTAGATGTATTACCACTTGCGGTTGTATTAGTACCAGATGCGTTAGAATATTCTCCACTCGCTATTGTATTATAACCATATGCGTTAGAGTAATCCCCACTTGCTATTGTACCACTACCAGATGCGTTAGATGTATTACCACTTGCGGTTGTATTAGTACCAGATGCGTTAGAGTAATCCCCACTCGCAAGTGTATTATAACCTTGTGCATGTGATATCAAACCACTTGCATTAGTGCTACTACCTTGTGCGTTCGATATCAAACCACTTGCGGTTGTGCCACTACCAGATGCGTTAGAATATTCCCCACTTGCTATTGTATTACTACCAGATGCGTTAGATGTATTACCACTTGCTATTGTACCACTACCAGATGCGTTAGATGCTACACCACTCGCAAGTGTATTATAACCTTGTGCGTTCGATATCAAACCACTTGCGGTTGTGCCACTACCAGATGCGTTTGAATAATCCCCACTTGCGGTTGTGCCACTACCAGATGCGTTCGATGCTACACCACTTGCAGTTGTATTAATACCTTCAGCGTGTGAACTATTACCGCTCGCAAGTGTATTAAAACCAGAAGAATTAGAATAATCACCACTTGCGGTTGTGCCACTACCAGATGCGTTCGATGTATTACCACTTGCTATTGTATTAAAACCAGAAGAATTAGAATAATCACCACTTGCTATTGTATTACTACCAGATGCGTTAGATGCTACACCACTTGCAGTTGTATTAATACCTTCAGTGTGTGAACTATTACCGCTCGCAAGTGTATTAAAACCAGAAGAATTAGAATAATCACCACTTGCTACTGTACCACTACCAGATGCGTTAGATGCTACACCACTTGCAGTTGTATTAATACCTTCAGCGTGTGAGTAATCACTTTTTGATTTTGTGTTATAACCTTCGGCATGTGAATAATTACCACTTGCAATAGTAAGTTTACCCTGTGCATTTGATGCTACACCACTTGCTACGGTATCAACACCTTCAGAATGTGATGCAACACCACTAGCTAATGTACCCCAACCTTCTGAATGTGATGAATTAGTTGTTGCACTAGTTCTAAAACCCTCTGCTGTTGAATAATCACCACTTGCGGTATTATTTTTATTATATGTTATAGAATAATCGCCACTAGCTACATTATCACCAATAATTGTTTGTAAAGAACCTTGACTAGTGCCAGAAACCCAATATTCATCCAATACTGCACCACTTCCATTAAACTCAATAGTTTTACCATTAACTTTATGTAATGTAACAATACCAGAAACAGTAGTTGCCGTAGTAATTGTTTCACCTTTTAAATATAATAGGTTATTATCCAGTTCTACATGGGTTAATACTGAACCCTTTGTAAAATCTGGAACTGGTGTTAACCATGGACTGGTTACCGCTCTTAGAATTAATTTATCGTTGACCATTAATTATCTTTTACTTATAAATATGTGAATATAAATATTAAGTATATTTTTTATTCTTTAAGTGCGTAAATAAATTACTACTATAGAATTAACAAACTAGCATATCCATCCTATAGATACCCTTCTATTTTATCACACCATCCCTTAGATGTGCTGTAAGGCCAAACAACCCATTTAGACGGGTTTTCAGAACTCTGGAATTCTCTCCATATCTTACAATAATCTTTATCGGATAATATTCTCTTTATCTCATCTTTATTGGCATCTTCTCTGAATAACGTCACATCATCTGTTCCGTGGAACGCAACGACCCAAAATTCATAATCCGTCTCAGGTACTTGAGAAAATCCTAAATCAATACAGTGCTTAAAAACTCTTGTAAAGCTACCTAACCAATCCTTTTCACTATCAAAATTATATGGGTTCGGTGGGTATTTTTTATCCAGTGTATATTGTTGAACTGACCTAGTGTCAAATTTTAATCCAGAATACTTCTCATAGTCTAATAAAGTTCTTTTATCACCAAATCCATATTTACCATCTACACAAACCTCACCATCCATACCGAATAGCTGCCTGTTCTTTTTATGTGCTAATTCATTTTTCTTACTCCATTCACTATCATCATCCCATTGCTTAGTCCTGCCTTCTCTGGTGTATTCATGCCATATAATAACTTTATGTGGGTGAAAAAGGTCATATCCATGTGTATATGCTCTAACACCAATAGAAATCTCTTCTCCATGGAAATAAAATTCTGGATTATGTTGTACTTCTTTACTAAATATACCTAGTGTAAATGCAAAGTGTGCTGAATAGAATCTTGCAGGAACTGGCTTGACCAACTTTTCCCAGTTTGGTATTGTATCTGGTAAAAAGAATACGGCACCCTCTGGTATAAACCTGTCAAATGACATTTCCCAAGGAACACGAACCCTACCATCTGGGTCATTGTTCGGGTCAAACGAAGATACATATCCAGTTAAAAGAGGCTTTTCAATACCGTCTTCTATTAAACCATTTAGCATATCAATAAGCGTTATATCCCAATCTTTCTCAAATCGCATATGTGAGTCTATTTGTAATGTATATTCCTCACCGCCATATACCTGTTGAACTTGGTGTCTTGCCCAGCAAGCACCATTTGATTCCGAGTATAGTACATCGATTATCCTAAACCTACTATCTACTTTGTATTTAGATAAATCCGAAAAACTATCATCTGGGTGATATTGGTGACAAATACCAATTACTAAATTATTTGGATATTTAGCATTTTCAAGCATATCCTCAATTGTTGGTATAAGTTGTGAGTCTCTATAAGAAGCAATTTGAACGAAAATCTTCATTTAACAATAATTTATTTAATATTTATTTCAATAGCCGTTGGTGTAGCCTTTTAGTATTATTTGTTATACATTACTTTTTTCAAACAAATAGTTATATATAACCATCACCTTTATCAAACCAATTCAGGTTTTGTATCAGGAAAACTGGTTGTAGAAGGCCAATCCCTTAACGCTTGCCTGTATGTAATATAAGCTGCGTGCTGTGGGTGGTCTGTAACAGGTACTATAAAATCGAGGCGACTTAATTCTTCATTGCGCCAATCCCTAGCTTCATTCTGTTTTCGTTCTTGTAACTGGGCTGGAGTAAGTAAAGTGTCTGGGTGTTGTACCTGACCGTTTATTACAGGGTATCCAATACCACAGGGTAAGCCCGTAACGTCCAATATTTCACCTCCCAATGTTGCCGCAAAAGCCATGTTAGAATTTATTATATTGGCTATCACTCCATTTTCTATAAATGCCACTCTATTTTCCATATCTATCTTTTTTATTCCCACCACGTTATTAAACAGTAACCGCTGCCGCTAGCTATGTCGAGAGCAGCGCCCTGCCCGCTATTTGGCGCACCTTCTCTTACCCCACCACGACTTGATGTTCCTCCTCCAGCACCAAAACCATTAGTACCGTTTCCAGCGGATAGACCAATAACGTTATCATCAACCCACCCCCCCCATCCTGAACCCATTCTTTGTTCCTGTCTATTATTTATAACCCCTCTTTTTGCAGTAATATTCTGACCTCCTGCATTCGCTCCATTAAAGACGCTATCTACTCCATTGCTACGTTGGACACTAGCACCAATTATAACATTACAACCAGCGATACCCGTTAGCGTCATTTTACTTTCTAACACCTCTCCACCACTTCCACCTTCGTCAGTACGATTACTAGAACCACCACTACCCACTAAGAAAACTGTAATCATCCCTCCCGCATCTATCAAGGCTTGGGTAGGGGTAAAAGTTCCACTTGTTAAAAATTCTTTAAACCGAGGTTTTAATCCCCCGCCACTTCCACCACTAGGGTATAAATCTGATAAATTACTCATATTTTTATATTATTTTTATTGTCCTATTATTGTCCATCCTAAAGTATCGCCTGTAAATATTAATCTAAAACCTACATATGCTTTATCTATGGTTAAATTTTCATCAATGCCTACTATTTTTTTTCCATTACGAGCTATTATAGGGCTTGGCGTTCCACTTAAATTACTAATCTCTACCCAATCCCCTGATAAGGGCGTGCTAGGTAGTGTCAATGTTACATTGCTAGTAAAGACATAAGCTTGCCCTGTTATGGCGTTGGTATTTGTACTTATGACGTTTACCGCATAACTTGCACTTGCATCTTCACCAGGGTCTCCTTTTGGACCAGCTAAACCAGTGTCTCCAGTATCTCCTTTTGGACCAGTTAATGATATATCGGACCTTTGTACTACATTTCCATTTGAATCTACTAATAATATGTTAGTTTCCGTTGTACCTTGCGTAGTTTCTGTTATTTGTAAGGTACCATCAACAATTAAGTCTCCGTATTGGGTTGTTGTTCCGTTAGAATTTACGTTTAATATAGGAATACCTGAAATATCGTTTACCGAAAATAATGAACCTGATAGGTTATCTGTTATGGAGAATAATTGTCCTTGTGTACCTTGTACATCTAACACGGTTGAGCCAGAGACATTACCATTTACAATAAGCCCTTTTTTTATTTTAAATTCGTTTGCCATAGTTTTTTAATCTTTTTTCATTTTCCAAAAGATGTTATATATAATAAATATATAGATTATATATTAAAATCAGATTATTTTACCTGAACTATATCAAACGTTGGATATTCTTCCGAATATTCTAATTCTATACAATCAGCCTCCCCTCCCTCAACTAATTTATAAGTACATATTACTATACCCCTTTGATTTAGTCCATTTCTGTAACTTTCTATTATTTTTAACTTTTGCATATTTTAGAATTTATTTAAATATCTTGATAATAACATATTTTCGGGTTGTTTATTTTCTGAACCTATTTCTAATATTTGTGTTGAACTAAAAGGTATAGTATAAATTTTACCATTTAATGTCAAAACACCGCCAATCCATCCACTACTACCACTAAAGTCACCAAATAAATTAGTAGTTTGTGTAATAGGGTCTATTTCTAATATTTGTGTTGAAAAGTAAGGCATTCCGTATATCTTACCGTTAGGTGCTAAAACTCCACCATACCATTTATTACCTGCACCTAAACTACCAAATAAATTAGTTGTATTAGGGTCAAATAATCCTATATTGGTTTGGTCGTTAAGTGGTGTAATAAATTTATCCGATGTTGAATTATTTATTTTCCAATCTTTAAAATCAGGTTCTTGTAATATCAAATATCTTCCTTTATTTGCGTTATAATTTTTATATATTTCATCACTAGATAATGTTCTTGAGTAATGTATATATGTACTTATTCTACCTAAAAATATTTCAGTTGTATCACCTGGTGACCTCCCAATTGTTAATAAACCAGTTCTATTCACATTATTATAGGTTCCAGTTGCTTCTAGGATGCCATTTAGATATACTTTACTTGTTTGGGCAGTTGTGTCCCAAGTAACTGTAAGGTTATACCATTTTTTACTTATAAACGATGTTGTAGTCGTAGTTACACTATTAGTTTCACCTAAATCGAATATTATGGCCCCATTTCCATTATCCATTCTACCGAATTCCCAAGAATCATTAAGACCACTTATTCTCATATTTATATTCTCATCTGCCCAACCTATAGTAGGGTTGAACCACATGGATATAGTACCACTTGTTGATATTTCGGTTAATTGAGGTACTTCGATATAATCATTGATATTGTTAAATGCCATACTACCTAGATTAAGACCATTAAAACCAACACCCGCCTCCAATGTACCATCATTATTATTTATGGTTAAATCAGACCATGTATTACCTGATTTAGGGTAAGATTTTGTATTACTAGAATCCAGTATTAAAACTAACCCGTCTGTTACTATATGTGGTCCTACTGTTGCCATATTATATTTCTTCTATTTCTTCTGTCCATTCTTCGTTGGCCAGTATGTTTAACATTTGGGTATGTGTATATGGACCTTCTTTATAATATAATTGGCTTGTAAATAAAGGTTCTATATTTTCCCATTTAATGAATGTTTTGGTTTCATCGACCGATTTTCGTACTGTTTCGGCAGATGTTTCTAGAACCTGTGTAAAATCGACTTTATTGAGTTCTTGTGTTTTAAGTATTAAATATTGTCTGTGTTCGTATGTCATGATTGTGCGTTTATTATAGTTCGAATCTTGATTTGGTTGCGTTATAGTTTTGTTGGATTTCTTCAATAGTGAGTGCTCTATCATAATATTTGTAATTTGACATTCTACCTGAATATAGTTGGCCTGTATTACCAGGTGACCTTCCGATTTGTAAGATTCCGTTTCTACTCGAATCAAAACAGTTGCCTGTGTTATCTAATTCCCCATTTATATATACCGAACTTACTAATGTTGAGACATCCCATATAACTGTTATACAATACCATCGTTGGTTTGAAAATGAATTTGTTACTGTTGACAGGTTATCTGACCCCCCTAAATCATATGCAATAAATCCATTATCTGTACTATTATTATGACCAGTTCTCCCAAATTCCCAAGTGGGGTTAATCCCACTTAACCTTATGTTGGTTGCTACCCCATCCCAACTAATTGAAGATTTAAACCATAACGATATAGTTCCTGTGGGACTTATTGTAGTTATTGGTGATACTTGTACATAATCATTCACCCCATCAAAAACAATACTACCAGCATTATCACTATCAAAGGTAGGTCCATTTATCAAAGTGGCATCATTACTGTTACCACTTAAATCCTTCCATACAGTACCAGTACCTGTATATGATTTAGGGTTAGCTGCATCTAAATATAATACTAACCCGTCCGTTACTATTTTAGGTCCTCTATGAAAACTAATATTCGATATTAACATATTATTTTATTTTATTATAAATATTTTTTATTTATATATTATATCCCCCTCACTAATGTTTTTATGACCCAACCATCAGACAACACCATTGCTCTTAATAACAATTCGGAACTTAATTTAGTAACCTCCAATATAACATCTGATGTATCACCCAAATCATTTGTTGATGTTTCAGCATACTCTACATTAGTACCATCGTGACATGCATATACAGTTCCACATCTTATATTTGTTCCCTTTTTTATTACATAATCAAAAAATGCGGCAGTATATAATGTTGAATCTATAGATGCTATAATTTGAGTGCCTGTGTCAACATCTAAGTTTTCTTGGTTAGATATATTTGAATTTTTTATTAATATATCACCCACTATACCTATATTTGTACCATCGTCATATACTAAAGAATCACCTAAAGCGGAAGTACCTGTAAATTTAGGTAAATAGTTTGTTGTCCCTGACCCCGTAATAGAGTTTGTTATTAAATTTTGTTTTAAATCCAAAGCATCTTGCGTTGCCGTACTAACGGGTTTATCTAAATCACTTGTATTATCTACATTATCTAAACCTAAACTTTCTACGGTTTGGTTTGTTACGTTTTCTAATCTTGTAAT